AGAAATTGCAAAATCTCATCCTCATGGAAACATTGATGTATAATAAATAGTCCTTTTAGGAGGACTATTCTTGTCAAATAGAAAGAAACGTAATATGTATATTAATGCCAACAGCCTACGGACAATAGATCCGCTAACAGACAATCAGACAAAGCTATTTGAAGCTTATCAAGACGGCAAAAATGTATTTGCTTCTGGTGTTGCTGGTTCTGGTAAAACTTTTCTGTTGCTGTATTTGGCGATTAAAGAAGTTTTTGATAAAACAACAAAGTATGAAAAAGTAATAATTACACGCTCTCTACTTCCCAGTAGAGACATTGGTTTCTTACCAGGCACACTAGATGAAAAGAGTGACCTGTATAAAGATGCCTACCGTTTATTGGTGAGATATATGTTTGAATTATCTAGTGACCAAGAGTTTGATAAACTCTATGATATGTTAGAGGGTCAAGGAACAATTCAGTTTATATCTACATCATTTTTGAGAGGTTTGACTTTTGATAATAGTATCATTATATGTGATGAAATGCAGAATATGCTTTTCCATGAATTAGATACTCTTATCAGCAGAGTAGGTCAAGATAGTAAAATAATGTTTGCAGGCGATCAGGCACAAACAGACCTACGAAATGGGCAACGTGAAGGATTGGATAAGTTTAAAGGTATATTACAAATAATGCCTGATGACTTTGCGTTGATTGAAATGGACTATGGCGACATTATTAGAAGTGGCTTAGTTCGCAACTACTTAATAGCCAAAACGAACTGGTACTTGACAAACCAAGAATAGTTTGTTATCCTGGTCCTTTTGGTATAGGATTATATAATGGTAAATGGGTTTCAAAACATAACGTGGCCGGACTTGCCGGTTCACAATATCAATGGAGTTAGGTTCTATGAAGCGCCTAACGGTAACAAATATCCCAGCATCACGAGCGTATTATCAGCGCAGCCGGGTAAAGCAAAAGGATTGCAAGAATGGCGTGAAAGGGTTGGAGTAGATGTAGCTAAAGATATTTCTATGAAAGCAGCACGTAGGGGTACTGCTTTCCATAATATTGTGGAAGATTATTTAAACAAGGAAGATATCAAGAAACATAAAGAGAAAAACTTTCTTGCTTATTGTATGTTCGGTGAAATGAAAGAACATATAGACAATAATATTCAATTGATTTATTTTTTAGAACAGTCCATGTTTTCTGATGATTATATGGTAGCAGGTCGTTGTGATTGTATAGCAGAGTATAATAATAAATTATCTATTATAGATTTCAAGACTACTACAACAATGAAGAAGGATGAATGGAATGAGGACTATTATACTCAGTGTGCAGCTTATGCTGCTATGTTTGAAGAACACACCAAAACGCCAATTGAAAATTTAGTTATTATGATGGTGGCTGAAAATGGTGAAGTACAATGCTTTGAAAAGAATCCAGCAGATTATTTACCCAAGCTGGAAGAAATGATAACAGAATTTTATAATAATTTTAATGCAGATTAATAGTATAGTTATTGTTGGAGGTGGATCTGCTGGATGGTTTACAGCAGCAGCCTTGAATAAACTTTGTCCAGAAATAGATGTTACTCTTATAGAGTCTCCAAATGTTCCTACTATAGGTGTAGGAGAATCTACGTTAGGTCATATTAATTTATTTTTTAATTCATTGGGGATGAAAGATGAAGATTGGATGGCTGAATGTAATGCAACATATAAAGCATCAATCAAGTTTACAGATTTTCATGTAAAGGGCGAGTCATTTCATTACCCATTTGGATTTGAAGATATGTCCAATTTAGTATATGGTAAGGATGATTGGTTCTTTAAAAAGTGGTTATACCCAAAAACGCCTTGGGATGATTTTGCTCGATCATATTCAGCACAAATGCCCTTAATAGAAAATAATAAAATCTATATGGGCGATAAAATACCTTCTTACAATTCAAAAACTGATTTAGCATATCATATGGATGCTACATTATTAGGCAATTGGATGAGAGATAATTTGTGCGATAATGTAACACATATAAAAGAAACTATTAAAGATGTTGTGTTAGATAAAAATGGTTGGATAAAGGAAATAGTAACAGATAATGAAAAGGCATATTCAGCAGACCTGTTTGTAGATTGTACTGGGTTTCGTTCCTTATTGTTGGGTAAAGCATTAAAAGCTCCTTTTGTATCTTATAATGATTTTCTTATAAACGATAAAGCATGGACAGTACATTTACCCTATACAGATAAAGACAAACAAATGGAGCCGTTTACAAATTGTACGGCGTTAGGTAATGGTTGGGTCTGGAATATTCCATTATGGAATCGTATAGGTACTGGATATGTTTATTCAACAAAATTTACAACAGAAGAAAAGGCTTTACAAGAATTTAAAGAACATTTAAATACTGATGAAGAATTAGAATATAAAAGTATTGATATAAGAAATGGCAGACATAAAAAGTGTTGGGTAAAAAATTGTATAGCAATAGGATTAGCTAATGGTTTTGTAGAACCTTTAGAGTCTACTGGATTATTATTGACACATGAAACAATACACAGATTAATAATTGCTTTACAAAAAAATGATAGACAAATAAATCAATTTGCTAGAGATTGTGTGAATAGAGAAGTGGGTATGCAAACAGATGGTTTTAAATATTTTATATCATATCATTTTATAGATTCACAAAGAGAAGATACTGAATATTGGAGATACTATACACAAGAACTAGAAATGCCAGAACATTTTTTCCCAGGTCATGGAGATGGATATACAATTTCGGGTGGCCAATGGGAAGAAAGAAATTTTGTAGGACATAGAAGTGGAAGAATAAATGAAACTATTGATATGAGTAGAATGTTGTATCAATATCATTCATTAAATTGTGCTAATCTAGGATTACAATGTATTGCAGTCGGCCATCATAATGGAATTTATACTGATTATATTAGAGGTAATATGCAAAATGTAAATAGAGAGGCATTAGAAAAAACATTTAAATATTGGAACAACCGAAATGAAGAAATAACAAAGTTTGCTAAAACTTGTCCAACAATGTACAAATATTTAAATGAACATATATATAAATAACAATGTGAAAGAAACTGATGACGATTCATTAGTAGACGGACTGGACGCCGGGGCAGTACCGGCCACCTCCACCAAACATGAAACTTGGGCAGATAAACCAGCTCGATGGCTTGGAGAATATGACGTACACGGAGGTAGAGTGATGCCTGATTGGTATTACTATACCCAACAAGAATGGAGTAGACTAGGTTTAGGACTACTCCCGCCTGAGAGAAAACGTCCAGATATGGGGGTGAAACAGGATCGACAGACGGCCGAAGATGTTTCCGAGGATTCTGACACTAAAATTTAAACGCCAATGATGACGTTTACGAATATGCAATGGCTGCCTAAACAGTAGCTAGCATCGGGGTTTTGGGATCGCACCTTGTTATCAAAGCGATCCCGCCGCCAAAAGTGGTCCCTGCCGTGAAGGCCACAACGACCGGTCGCTCTGAAACAGGGATAGGAGATGACTCTTTAAATTAATATTATGGGTTTAGGAATAACATCAAAAACATTTATAGCTGAAGTTGAAGCTTTAGTAAAAACCAAAAAGATGTCTTATATGGATGCTGTTCTATATGTCTGTGCAGAAAAGGACATAGAACCAGAACGTATAGTCCGATTTATAGATAAAGGACTAAAAGATAAGATACAAGTTAATGCTGAAGAATTAAATTATCTACCAAAAACTAGTCGAATTAATGGACTATGAGTAATAAAATAATTTCTATTACGGACATTATTGAGAATAAGGTTCGTAAGCAAAAAGAATTAGATTTTTATAATAGTCAATTAGATGATTTAAACCGTAAGAAGTTTTGGATTGAAAAAGAGATTCAGATGGCAGAGTTTATTATTGCCGCTGTAAGTAATGAAATAACTCCACAATCTTTTATACAAGCACTTATTGAAAATGAGTTAGATAAAAAAGAATGACTGATTATGAAGCATATACTACCTATCTAGCATTAAAATTACACTTTAATGGTGATTATGATTTTTTCAAATATAATGGAAAAGTCTCAGCTTCTCCAGAATCTTTTAAAAAACGAAAAGAGAAATATCAATTTGTTAAGTTGGCTAAAAAATTATCTGATGAACAGATAATAGATTATTATGTCGCTAACATAATTAGAGATAATTCCTGGATAGGAGAGTTTAATCAAAAAAATTGGTTAGAACATAAAAAAATAAATGAAGCTTTGGAATATAATTATGTAAACGATTTGGAAAAACTATTGACAACTGTTGATAATTTTGATATACTGTTCCAATGTGATGATGGAAATCATCCTAAATTATTAAAAACTTTTTTAGGTAAAAAAATAAATTTAGAAACAATGGTTATACTCAATAAAATATTACAATATGTTAATGAGTTTGATAATAAAATTTCAGAAAATTATATTTGGCCAAATGTAAGTCTTTTAATAAAAAAATATGAACCTTTTGTAAAAGTAAATACAAGACAATATAGATTGATAACACTAACAAATGTTAAGGAGTTCCAGTAATGATTGAAAAAGAAAATTATATAGATGAAGCTAAACGACGCATTGCTCATCTGTCTTACAAATTAGAGCAGTCGGAAGAAAGAGTCCGTAAGCTAGAATTTGATAATGCTGAACTTCAACGCTGGGCTAATGATGTTTGTCTACCTCGTTTAGTTGAATTGAGTAATGAATTATTAAATAAGTATAATCATAAAAAATATCGAAATCGAAATTGGAAACAGGAATTGAGTAGGTGAAAGACTATATATTACAACGTATAGCTTTATTAAAGGAAGAAAATAATATAGTTCAATTCCCTATTGAGCGAGTTGTAAATGAAAAATTTAATCCTCCCTTTATGACAAAGGGTGAAAGAAAAATAGAGGAAGGGAGACAATTATATTTTGATTATTGGCGAGGAGTAAATAATGAGGAAAAGTGATTAAATTATTGGCCCGTGTAGCTCAGCAGGTAGAGCAACGCACTTGTAATGCGTAGGTCATTGGTTCGATTCCGATCACGGGCTCCAAATTATGATACTATCAATATATTGTGGTGCACATAATGGATCAGTTTGTGTAACTAATCGGGGCAAAATAGAATATTATGCTCAAGAAGAAAACTTTACAAGTTTAAAGCACGATAAGGCTGTTTGGTGTTCGCTATTAGATATTGATAAAAAGTTTAAACATTTTGATAGAGTAATATTAGGTTCTTTATCTAGTGATGTTGATTGGGTAAGATTACGGTCTATGTTTTATCATGGATTGTTTAATTTTACTTGGGACGAAATTATATATGAAAACGATGTGCACCATTTACATCATGCTGTATTAGGATTTTATCATTCTGGATTTGATAAGGCGGTTGTTGTAGTAATAGATGGACATGGAATAGATGGAGAAGCTGGTACAATTATACTAGCAGAGAAGCCAGGAATATTTCATCACAAAGTACAGTTAAAATGTAATCATCCTCCTGATCTTGTGTCTGATTGTAAGAGTGCCGGTTATGTTTATGAACAGGCCACAATAAAAGTTCCAAATTGGAATTGGTATGATGCCGGTAAACTGATGGGACTGGCTCAATGTTATGGTTATGAGGATCAAGTAGATGAAAAGTGGAGAGAATATATTGTCCATGCACATTCAACACACACGAAAGCAGAAGAATTATCATTAAATCTATTAGAACAAGCGAAAGATTTATCAAATAATTTAGTACTATCGGGTGGATATTTTTTAAACTGTGTATCTAATTATAAATTTCTAAAGATGTTTCCACACCATAATATATTTGTAGAACCTATTGGATATGATGCTGGTATCTCAATAGGACAGGCTTGGTATTATGACCCACCTAAAATAAAGGAACAGGTAGATACTATCTATTATGGTATTGACAATACCAATTATGATGTAATAGATAATTATGAAACGTATGATACGGATTATTATGAGATAGCTAAATTAATAGAGATAGGTAGACCAGTCGCTGTATTTCAAGGAAGTATAGAA